AAAAAGTTAAGTAATCTTTTTTCATACCATCCAGCTTTCTCTAAATCTTCAATAGGTTTTCCTTTATAACGCATTCGCCATCTATATTTCATAGAGTTGCCCCGCAAGTAACCAATGTACTCATCATCTGTAAGCATAGCTTCTATAGCTTCAATGCATTCCACTGCCCCATTATTATAATGTTCAGGATTATTCACGTTATCTATTTGATGTGACACGTTTTTTATATGTTCAGTTTGATGGTTAAATGTATCTGTTTCCATTTTAGTATCAAGAGCATCTAACATTTCTTGATCTGATCTACCATTAGTATTTTTAAGCTCATCCCATTCTCTGGGTGTTGCGTCATTTATACTCATTCTATTCTCCATATTAAAACTCCTGCCATTCTTGAGGAAATGATTCAGCACTAAACCATCTAAAGTTATGTGAGTTAGCCCACTCTGCATGGGATCTTTTTGTACCATCCTTTCTCCTTTTAGAAGCTGGCATAGGAGCAGAAGGATTAGCAAAAATAAATATTAACTCAACATCTTTAGGTAGCATCTTAGCAGCCCATACATATTTACTATGTTCTTGAAAATCCCAAAACCTACCCTTAGCTTCCACAATGTATAGTTTGTTACCTATTTTTTTAAAGAAGTCTGGATGATATGTATGTTCTACAATGTATGGATAAGTTTTTCCATGATGTTCCCATCCTTTAAGGACAGTATCATGTAATGTTTTCTCCCACTTTGAATCATAATCAGAAGGCTTCTCTTTTTCTACAGGTCTTTTTACTCTAGGCTTTCTTGCTTTCAAAAGATATTCTTAGTAATAGCTACAGTTTTTTGATCTGTCGCTACTTCCTCTAAACTTTTTAAAGTGATAGTATCTAAATCTAAATTAGGATTGTTTTTATATATCTTCTTTAATTGTTTACGCATCCATTTAGGGGTAAAAGGAATACATTGAACACCATATTTTAATGCAGTATGTGTATCTGTACTAGGCATAAACTTCATTATGTTTTTAGTATTGACTTGCTTCATCTCTTCATCACTTACTAAAGTACCCAACCATTCTACCAGAAGTTCTTCTGTTTTCCTACTAATTTTTTTAAACATTTGTGTTCGACTATTCATACTAATCTTAATGATACCTCCTCTACTTTTGGTTCAGATGTTACTCTTGTAAAATATTTAAGACCATTAGAATATTTGAATACTCGTAAGCCTTGCCCATTGTTAGAATCTGACCAACACTTATTCTTATGAGAGCAATAAGCGCAGCCAACTGCAAGTCGCAAGTTACCTTTGACTCCTTCTGCTACAGGAGCATAGCATCTATCAGGAGGAACATCAGATTCTAAATGTTTCTTTATATTTTTGATTCTAGTTTTGACGTTAGGTTTCTGTAATTCTCCGGGTCTATATAAAACTAGTTCTCCAGATTCTTTATTGAGTGCAAGGAATCCACCATTGGTAGTACCTTCTGCTTCTTCATAGCCAGCAAGTTGTGCCATATAACCAAATGGATCATCTTGAGGTAGTGTTCCTTCTTTAAACTTCCTGAAAGCAAAACTAGAAGTAGTCTTTACATCTACTACTTCACCGTCTATAACACAGTCCATGTGTCCTAGAATTCCATCAACCTCCACTTCTTTCTGTTCACTAGTAACTTCATGTCCTGCTAGCTTGCTTAGTAATAATACTACTTCTTCTAGCATGTGACCATAAAGAAATTTGATAAACACTTGAGGTTGGGTTCGATTGAACACAGGCAAGTCTTCTTTAACGTCATACCACAACTGCCTCATAGGACGGCCTATGTTGCTCATACGCAGCCCTTTAGCTTCTTTGTAGGGGGTAGACCAGTTTCTTAGAACGTCCTTCATACGCTCTCCAAAGTCCTCTATGGCCTCGTCTGATATGTCTAAGTCTTTTTGTTCACAAAGACAAGACAAGGTTTCATAGATATCTTCTACTAAAGTGTCTAATGCTTTCATTTGTTTTCCTTTAAATAGTTTATTGCTCTTTTTANAATGTCAATGTTGTCATCAAAACCACCTAAAGCTCTGTTACATTTGTGACATAACCATCCTCTAAAAGATNCTGTTTCGTGACAATGGTCTAAAACCCAAGAACCATTTCTTGTATTGCCTTTACCTTTAACATCTTCTTCTGAGCCAAGGCATATTGGACAANCATAATTTTTTGAAGGAGGAGAATGTACAGATTTTAAATACTCTCTGACTTTACTTAAATCATTATTACATTTCCTGCATTCTGGTCTTAAATAATTTCCTCCTGAGTGTGGGCTAAAACTACTTAAAGGCAAAAGAGTATTACATTTATTACATTTTTTTTCTCCATTACCTAAATCAGAATGGTCATCATCAAACATTTCAAACTGTTTAGTGAGTTTCTGACCAGTTTCTTCCCACATTATATTCTCCATCAAGAGGACAGTTTAATTTAAACAAAGCACCTGCATCTATGATAGCCTGTACTCCGCGCTTTCCTACTTCTTCAGCCTGATCTTCTCTTGCTTCTACTTGCCACTCATCATGGACATTAGCCACACACTGGGCATCTAAGTCTCTAATGTAATGTACAAATAAAACTAATGCTTGCTTCATCACAATAGCTCCTGCTCCTTGCAGTAAAGTGTTGAGTGCAGCATGTTCAGATCTTACATGTATTTTCCTACCATCTAATCCTTTAAGATACCCTTTATCTGCTGCTCTTGCAACTTTATTTTTAAGAGATTTAAATGATGGGAGATTATCAAGGAAAGATTCTCTAGTTCTTTTTGCATTTCTAACGCTTCCTCCAAGAATAGTTGAGAGCTTTTTGTCTCCTGCCCCGTAACAAAGTGCGTATATGAAAGTCTTCGCCTGATTTCTTGATTCAAGTCCTGCAAGCTTTTGGTTAGTGGTGTGTATATCTCCGTTAATGATTTCATTAGTGTACTCCTCATCGTTCATATAATGTGCAAGCATTCTAAGTTCTAGACCTGATGCATCTATACCTACTAGCTTGTAACCTTCTGGAACAATCCAACATGCCCTACATTCTTCACCATAAGGGGAGGATGAACTAGGTACTTGTGCCATGTTAGGTTCACGATGAGTCATGCGTCCTGTGATGGCTCCATTAGGTATTACAAAGCCATGTACCCTATCATCATCCTCTACAGCCTTAGTCCATGAGTCTATTTGAGATAGCCTCTTATTATGTAGTAGATAACTATTGATTAAGTCAGCCTCTGGAATACCTTTAACTTCAGATAGAGTCTTCTCGTTAACAATAGGTCTACCGTTAACTGTATACTGGTCAGGCTCCCATCCAAAATCTTGAAGATATTCACCTATCTGAACTCTTGAATTAAGATTGAACTCTGTCGTAGTTAATCTTGCAATAGGATTGCATCTAGACAAACATCCTCCTGAAAAGTTTAGATTGTTTCTTAATATGTTGTGCTCTGATTCAGTTAACCTAGCTCCTTCTCCACTATCTAACTGACTCATATCAGAAGTCTTACTAAGCTTCCCTGCTTTAGTAAGTCTAGGATATAATTTTGTTTCAGTTATCTTTGGTCTAAAGACAGACTTAACTTCATCTTCTACTCTATCAGCATTAGATCTAAGCCCTGCCATTAGAATATCTGCTGACATAGAATCAAATAAGAACCCATGATTCTGTTGATCTTTTAAAATCTTTGCTACACTATGCTCCAAGGCTAATGATTCTTTAGAGAATCCTTTTGATTCCTGACGTAATGCATAGAAGATCTTTTCATTTAACTCAACATCCCTAACACAGTAGTCGAGCATCTCAGCCGTGAACTTTTCAAACTCTTTGAACTCTATCTTAGCCAAGCCAAGTTTAGCTCCCCATACAGCCAGCCCATGTCCTCCTTCTCTAGATGGATTAAACAATCTAGAAAGTACTAAGGTGTCTATGATCTCCTTATCATCTCCAAAGTTAGGACGGTTAGTTAGGCTCTGCACTACTGGTATATCAAAACCTATTATGTTATGACCTACTAAGTGAGTTGCTTTCTCAAGAAGATCTATTCCCTCTTCTATATTGTCAGGCCCATAAGTATAAAGCTGCTTAGAGTCTAAATCCTTAGCAACGATACACCATATCTTAGTAGCTTTTAAGTCATCAGTTTCTATATCAAATAGTATTTTCATAGTTATTCAAATTCCAAATTGATTTCTATATCTTCATCTAATGAATTAGTTAAGTCATCAGTAGCCAACTCAGATAGTCTACCTGTTTCATTATCATACACTAAATGTGTAGCGATTCCTACATCTCCTGTGTATCTAGATTTAAGTATCCTTACCTTAGTAGTGCTTGCCTCTATAGGATCATCTGATTGCTGGTTTCTTTCTAGTGACAGGATCGCATCAGATATCTGTGCAATACTTTGACTGCCTCTGATGTGACTCACGCTTGTCTCTACGCCATTTTCATGGCCTCTGTTACCATCTATACGTCTTAGATGAGAAACCAGTATAAGACCTACTCCTGTCTCTTCTACGAGGGATCTAAGCCTAGTCATAATAGAGTCAATAGCTCTTCTTTCATCACCTTCTACGCTGTTAGATACCATCATATGCAAGTGATCTAGTACTACCCATCTACAGTTACATCCTATGATCATAAATCGTAGCTTACTAAAGATAGCGTCTATATCGTTAGCTCCAAAGTGAGCATGTATCCATACCCTATCCTTATTATCACCAGTAAATACTGTTCTGAAGTACTTAGTTAGTTCTTCTTCTGTGTATTGTTCTCTGATTCTATCAATGTGTAACTTAGCGTCTGCTTCTATAGATACAATACCATCCATAGTTCTCTCTTCGTTTTCTTCTAGAGCTATGATGCCTACGTTATCTTTGGTGTGGTTTATTAGCCAATGCTCTAACTCCCTAGTCACAGATGACTTGCCTAAACCTGTGCCTCCAGTAAGTAAAACAAGTTCACCCTGCCTTAATCCTTCTAGCTTCTTGTTCAATCCTTCCCAAGGATAAGGGATGCACTCCTTCTTCTCACGGTTAATGAATTTATCTATGTTATCTGAAACATTAACCACTCCACTAGGAGTATAAGTCTTAGCTTCCCACCAATACTTAACAAATCCTGCTTGTTGATGATTTATTAACAACTCATTGGCATCTTTAAATCCTTCAGGTAAGGACATGATCTTAGCCTTGCTAGGTTTTAATAGTCTAGCTATTCTCTTAGATGCTTCTCTTCCAGCTTTGTCTGAATCAAAACAGATGATGACGTTATCGTATGACTCTAGGAATTCTAGAGATGATTTGATATCTCGTTCTGCTGATTGCGCTCCACTACGAATAGAAACTACAGGCCACTTAGATCCTAGCATCTCGTATGCTGCCATAGCATCACACTCTCCCTCGACTATCGTGACATACTTACCTCCTCCTTTAAATAGTTGTTCACCAAACAACCCTGCTTCCTTTAGGTTGCCTTTGGAATAAAATTCTTTAGAGTTAACAACCCTAGTCTTAGTTCCTATTATCTCTCGCTCAAAATAGTAAGGATAGAAGTGTTTATTTATCTTACCATCTGACCCCCTTGTAGACCTGACTCCATACTTAGTGGCAGTAGATTTACTTATACCTCTGTCTTCTAAACTATTAAACTCTCCTTCTTGCTCAAAATTAATTGGTTCTTTACTGATAAGACTCATTGATGTTTTACTTGAATCTTTATCCATTCCATTATACTCCTGTTGACTAAATGATTTACCACAAGAAAAGCAGTAAGCCCTCCCGTCTTCATCGACGCAGAGGGCATCACTACTAGGACAACTTGGGCACGGAAGATGAAGCTTTACAAAAGCCATGTTATATCTCCTATTTAATTGCTTTCAAGTACAGGTATCTTAGCCTCCTCATCTAAGTTTCCCTTGATTATTGTATCATAGTTAGCTTGTGCTGCTCTATAGATATTTAGATCTATTTCAGCTTGGCGCAAAGGCCCCCGTTGAATTTCAGCTAACATCACAAAAGCTTGTTGGGCTTCTTGGTTGAGCTTGGATACATCGTAGTCCACATCTTCATTACGATACACTGCTTGTGGGGCTTGTTGTTGCTGTTCTTCTTCCATTTTAAAATGCTACCTCCTCTGTTTGTAGTTTAGGCGGGTTTGATCCCTCTGATCTTTCTATCAGATCAACTATCTGTACTGCTTGAAGTACAGGGCGAGACACCTTCACTTTGTTTCCATAGTTGTACTGTGACCACTGGACATTAATAGTAGAACCGTTGCCTATCTGTACATCTGGCATAAGATTCTTATCCAAGTCTACAATAAGAGGAGGATCTCTCTTTTCTGCTGTCCCTTTATTGAGAGCCCAGTTAGCAAACTTAATTACTGGATCAGGCGTAAAGCTCTTTGAACCTGCTTCACTCATAAAGAAATCACTGATTCCTATACTCTTGAAGGCGGCAAAGATCTCATCTGACACTGCTAGATTTAACTCATAGAAGTGATCAGTTTGATTGTAGTTAGGGTGTGGAACTTGCAAATGTGCATAGTAACATTGACCTGTCACGATTGAGGGTGGTCTATCCATAAGGCAGTATCTCCTTTTGTTAAAAATTTAGTTTAAGTTGTGACTCATTATAACACTTTAAAAAGGGAATGTAAATATCTGAATAGAAATCTAAATCAATTCCCTGTCCCGGCGTTACTTTAATATCTCCATTGGGTTGACGTTTAGTAGATTCAATAAACATTTTATCCACGTACATCTGCATTACAAAAGGAGAGCAAGTAAATTTGTCGTACTGATGAGCAGTCATTGTAAATGTTTTATCTGACATATTATCAACCCACTAAGTAGTCTAAGAAAGAAGGGAACTGATCAGCAACTACTGAATTTATTCCATTTAGTATATCTTGATCATCATGTTCATATTTTATATATGCTGCAAACTTATAAAATAATTTACGGCTAGGTGTATCACTATAGTTGTGCGCCCAGTGTGCTGCCCAAGCATCATCTAAAGCTATCATTAATTCAGACTTAGGATCTATATCACTCATCATTATTTTCCTCCTCTTTTATATATTCTACCACAATTTTATATTTATATCCACTAAACTTTATACCTCTATCTAATAATATATCTTCTACCATTTCATCAAGAGGATCTTGTTCAGAAGGACTTAAATTTTTATGATCTAATATTATTTTATTCATTGAGTTCAATCCTTTTCCAAAGCGGATTTATTTGGTAAGAATAAGCCCAATGACCATCAGATAATCCTACAACATACTCTCTTTGTCTAGCATGAAATGAATCCCAACTAATAATATCTATAAACTTATCAATTCCTTCGTCTTCATTCCTTTGTATTTCTGTTACCTTTGCTATCTCAGGTTTACCTCTACCCCAACATCCTCTATGTACAACCTTGTCACCTACTTTAAGATCCATACTTTTTCCTTATTTAAATTTCATTTTGTTTTATTGCTTTCTGACGGTCAAAGAAATCAATCACAGATTCCTTTCCAGCCAGTAACCTACGGTGATCTAGCTCAGAAATATAGATTGGAGAGTTATCAAACTCTTCTATCTTTATCATCTTGGCTTTGATTTTGTAAAGTTCAGAAACCGAATCTTGATATTTCCAATTCTCCTTGAGTTCCTTTAGACGTAACTTGCCAGCAACCAATCCAATCACATCCTGTAAAGCACACATTACAACAGCCCAATCGTCTTCAGTGAATTGGATTTCGTTTTCATTGTCTCCACCCATCATCAAAGTTATGTAATTGTCGTACTGTTCATCTGTTTTTTTATGCCACTCCATTGTTTAACTCCTTTAGTCTGTCCTTGGCTGTATCCCAGAGCACATTCTTTTTCCAAGCAAGGTATCCCTTCAATGGTTTTTTATTAGGTGGCTCACTGATGTTAGAGATACACATGTTTTTTACGCGGATATATCCCGGCTCTGGTCTATCAAGTGGTAGTTCTTCTTCATCTAATCTATTGAATCTAGGTGGGTTGTCATCATTGAATTTTAATTTACCCTCTTCTCTTAATGATGTGTAAAAATCTCCTCTATCAACTGTTATTGCAGCGGCTAGATCAGTTGGTTGATAATCAAAAATAACTTCTTTACTTTGATAAGCTTTAATAGGAATGGTTTTCTTTACTTCATAGAACCAATTGAATAATGCAGGAGCAAAGATCTCACCCTTCTTCTTCATCCAATCCATCTTACTAAAGTATTGTTTTAAATTATCAATGTCTTCATTAGTTCTTAATCTATATATGTATGCTTTGTAACTCATCTTTATTACTTATCCTCATTAGTCATGGACAGTTCAAAGTTTCCTATCAATTCTAAGGGAGATTTATTCTCCTCTCCCGTAAAGAAAGTAAACTCATGTTTAACACCAACCTTCTGCCTAGTCTCCTCAAAAACTGTTAGATCAATATAAACACCCCCGCCATCTAATATTTTCTTTTCTATTTTAATATTATTAACATAATAAATGTTCCCACGACTTACAGTTATCTCTGTACTCATTAGCATTGCCTCGTTAAATAGTTTGAATAGTGTGAGCAGTTTAATATCATGCTCAGGATAGCATCCTTTGTTATGCGGCTAGCCTCTCCTTAGCTGCTGAACGAACACACACCTCTCTGTTAACTCTAGCGGCAATGATGTTATTCTTAGCAGTCTTCCTTTGTATTGGCATGTGAGTACTCCAATGAGTCATGGCGTTGTAAGCAGCCCAATGAGTCTTACCTAACGTCTTGATCTCTTTCTTGTATTGACCCCACAAGTACATCAGACTTTGATTTCTGGATACTTCTGAGTATCTTTCCTTGTTGTTAATCAGATCACTGACAGATACTGAGTCGCTTACAGTAAGAGGAACCTTACACTTAGCAGCCAAAGCAAAGACATTGAATGCTTCCCTGTCAGAGATGTCATTCTTAGTCCAACGCTTCCATCGTTCACCTTCTGCACGATAATCCTCTAAAGCTTTCTGTAACTTTCTTTGAGCGTGATTAATATCAAAGCTAGGTGTATGCTTCGCACTGTACATACTGAAGTTCTCTACAAAGGCTTGAGAGTTAGTACAAATAATTCTAATAGCACCTATCTGTATTACAGTAGGCCAGACACCATTGAAAGATGTCCTCCCTGATATTTGAAACTGACTCTCATCTCCACTAGCTACCTCAATAGTGTACTCAGGTAGGGTCATGGACACATAACCTATTGCCCCATCAGTTGTCACGCTGGATCTAACCTTAATGCCAGTACAGTCTACACCTGAGTTCTTCAGCACGTTAGTCATACACCTATATAGATCAGAGTACTGACCACCTTTAATACTATAAGAGTTCTTTCCTACAATATTAATAGCAGTATCTCCACCTACACGATGTATTCCTTTTCTGTTTGGATCAGACACGATGTTACCATATCCATCTGGATAGTACACAGCCCTCTCTTCCATCACTACATCTACTATCTCTGGTGTTTCAACTAAATCTAGTGGGTGTCCAAGAGATCTGTACTCGTTTATGTCAACTACATGTGTGTTCATGTTTTGTTTTCCTTTTGATTAATGTTTAAGTATCTTTTCTTCTATCGTTTAAACAAATTCAGCAATAGGGTAGCATACAATTGTTACAGTTTCATGACAACCCTAAACTAAATTCATTTATAGAACAGGTGATTCCCAATTGTTACAGTGTGTGCTAACTGGCTAGCCCAATAAGGCTTAACGTAATCAGCATGATACCATAAACTTCCCTCCGTTATATCTATTCGTCTGTCACTACTTAGAATATTACTCGCTAATATGTAACAGTTTAACCATGTTGTAGAATCTGTAGGGGAATCTGGTTTACCATCACAGTACCAACTAAACTGACATCTATTTCTTTTCTCACCTCCTTGCGTGATTACTTTACAAATTGTATTAGGAAATAACTTGTTGTCTCTCCTGTTAATAACAACATGAGCAACGGCTATCTTTCCTGCTAGTGGTTGGTTGCCTGATTCAAAATAAATATTCCTTGCCATGCACAGGATTTCTCCATCTTTATCAGACGCAAACGCACCACATGTAGTGAGGAGAAGAATTAAAAACACTAGTAACATCAATAAGTTATAGCGTATATCTCTTTTCATTTAGTACGTATCCTCCTCCTGTTGTTGGGTTGTATAACAATAAACCCATAACAACCTGCACACAGAGGCCGTGTGTAATCACGTTTATAAACTACTGCTAGATTGTTACAGTTAGGTTCTGAGCAATTCATTTTAACCATCCTCTTCGTCCTCATCAAACTGATTAGGTATCTGTACCCCAGACACTACCTCCTTCTCATTGAACACGTCAATGCCCTCGATGCTGTCAGTAGTAGACCTAGAGAAAGTCTCTGCGTCATCGTTCAAAAAAGAATCCAAGTCAAACTCATTGTCATCTGGATTGGTCATAATATATCTAACTCCTTGTGTTAGTTTGTTTTATTTAATTATCTGGCAGCAATAACCTTCTTCGATTTTGAATATAGTAGATCTGCCCCTAGCATAAGTACATGCTGCTTGCGATA